GTGAAAATCGGGTTGGTGGCACAAGGATGCCCGTTTAAAGGAGAATAGCATGGCCGTTGGTCGAATTTCCGGTCAGCTCTTGAAGGACAACTTGATCCGTTCCACACTACCAGTGGCGGAACAAAACATTGCCTTTGAGACTGATCTGTTGTATATTGATATAATTAACTCCAGGATCGGTGTAAAAACTACCAGTCCTCAGTTTCCTTTAGACGTTGTGGGAACCATCAGAACCACCAATTTAGAAGTGCCCGGAGTGAGCACAATAAACAACCTTACTTTGACTGCATCCAGCATCACCACTTCTGCACCCATACTATCATTGGCATCACCCGACAAGATTTTGTACAACAATGCCATCATTGTGGATGACTTTGAAATATCCGGTAATGCCATTGAAATTACCACCTCGAATGAAAATTTAGAATTGAGACCCAACGGCACAGGCCGAGTGGAGGTCTACAGCGATGTGGATGTGACTGGCAACATACACGCCACTGGCAGTATCACAGCAGATGGCAACATCACCATTGGAGACCAAGACACAGACAGTTTGACCATCAATGCTGACATAGCCAGCAACATGGTGCCAGATTTGACTAATACTTATAATCTAGGCAGTGCAGCTAAAAGATGGAACGAGTTCTTTACTCAAGACCTTATAGTGGACAACATATCCATAGGAGGTGCTTTGTCAGGAGGTGCTATCACAGTGTCGGGTGCAGTTAACCTTGATGGCAATGTGACCATTGGTACCAGCAGTGCAAACACTGTGAACTTTGTGGCTGAGATTGCCAGCAATATAATTCCTCAAACCACCAATCTTTACAATCTTGGCAGTGCAGCCAAACTGTGGAACACAGTGTACAGTTCCACCATCAACGTGGATGGCAATATTAGAATTGAAAACAATCTCATCACCACACAAACCACCAATTCTAATCTGCAATTGAGTGGTGCTGGCACAGGCAGTGTGGAAATAGAAAACTTTAGAATCAATGACAACACCATCACCAACACTGTGGGTGATATGACATTTACTCCAGCCACAGGAGTCACTGTGTTCACAGGCACCGGCAGCGTGAGATTACCAGCTGGCAACACTGCTAGCAGACCAGCAGCTCCACAAGTGGGCATGATTAGATACAACACTGATGACAATCTGTTTGAAGGCTATGACGGACAATGGCAGTCATTGCAGGGTGTGTATGATTTGGATCGCAACACCTATATCACTGCTGAACTAACCCCAGGAGCCAATGACAACACCATAAGATTTTACAGCAACAGCTCCCTGGTGGCAGATGTCAACAGCAGTAGATTTGATGTGAACACATTACAGGTGGACAGTATCACCATATCAGGCAACACACTGACCACCACAGGTACTAACCAAGATCTTATATTGAATGCCAATGGCACAGGCATCATAAGAATTGAAAATTTAAACTTCCAAACCAACACCATCACTAATTATGTGAGCAATGCTCCCATTGTGTTTGAAACCACTGGTGACGGTTATGTGGATGTGAGTCAAGCAGGCGGAGTAAGAATACCTGTGGGCGATAATTCTACTAGACCCGCAGTGCCAGTGATAGGCATAACCAGATACAGCACTCAAGGGTTGCAAGTGGAAATTTATGACGGAGCCAGTTGGGTATCAGTGGCAGGATCTGGTGGAGGAGTCACAGTGACAGGAGCAGAGGACATTGCGGTTAAATACGCATTGACATTGGGATAAAAATACATGGCAACAATATTCAAAAACAAAATAGAGCAAGCAGTGGGCATAACACCTGTAAAGGTGTATGAAACTAATATAGGAGTCAGCACCACTGTGATTGGACTCAGTCTTACTAACATTACTGCAGGCATAGTCACTGCCAGTGTGTTTGTGCAGGACGACACCAGTGCTCAGAGCTTTTACCTCAAGAATGTGCAGATTGCTGCTGCTACCAGTGTACGAGCCATAACCAACGGCGAAAAACTGATTATACCCGCACAATACAGTTTGTTTGTGGAGAGCAACACAGCGGCCAGTGTAGATGTGGTCATGAGCTACGTGGAGATTTCATAACATGCAATACATAGGACAATCAATAATCAACACAATAAAAACACATAAAGATCGATTTTTTTACGGTCTTAGACGCACCGAAGATGGAGAATTGTATCTGGCCAAAGTAGATCAAATGTCACCAAACGATAGTGTAACTATCAATGATGCAGGCGCAGTGTCAGCCAACCTTCCCGATTGGTCAGAGGGGCAAGATTTTTTTGACGGTAGAGATGTGGATCATGAAAAAGTCTATGAAAATCTTAGATATGAACAGTACAGGTGGGATGACATCAATTTGTATTATTATATTAATGCAGAAGGAGAGTTGGTAGTGCGTATCAATCAGGCCATCAATATGGAAAATCCCACATCAGAGGCCAGTGCATACACATATCCCAACGTGAGCGAATCTTAATTAGAAAAATACAACATGAAAAAATATATGCATATTACGTTAAATACATTAACACTAAAGGTAATTAAATAACATGTCAGACGGCGATCAACAAATACAACAGATAGTGGACACATTAGGCACCAGTAGGTATTTCTATGGCCTTAGGAGAACTGATGCAGGAGAATTATATTTGGGCAAAGTAGATCTCATGGGCACGTCCACAGGAGATGCTTTACAGATTAACAAACCGGGTGCAATAAACGAAAATTATCCTCATTTCAACAGAGGACAAGATTTTTTTGAAGGCAGAGACATACAACACACTAAGATTTATGACAATTTAAATTATGAACAATTCCGTTGGGACAGCAGAAGCGTGCTATACTATATAGATTCAGACGGACAATTTGTGATGAGAGTAAATGAAGATTACTCTTATCCTGTAGGAATATAATATGCCAGAATTTAAAATTGACCGCATACGTTTTAGATGGAGAAACGCCTGGACCACCAACACAGCCTATGCCAAAGATGATGTGGTCAAGTCAGGCGGTAACATCTATGTGTGTATGATCGCTCACACATCAAACGTAAATTTTCAAACAGATTTGAATACAACTCCTCCTAGATGGACCACCATGTTGGAAGGTCAAACCTACACTGATGAGTGGACGCCTAGCACTTTATACAGCATCAATGAGATAATCAAACTGGGTGGCACACTGTACATCTGCACAGTTGGTCATATCTCCAGTGCCAATGCCAACAACGGAATAATCGGAGATGAAGCCAAATGGAGCGTGTTTGCGGAAGGGCAAAACTGGAGAGGAACTTGGCAGTCTGCCACCTCTTATTTTAAAGGTGATCTAGTGCGCTATGGAGGAGCTTCCTACATATGTGACATAAATCACGTCAGCGCAAACGCAGCAAATGGATTGGAAGGCAATCTTGCCAACTGGTCAATTTACACTAGGAATTTAGATTACAAAGTAGAGTGGGCACCCAATATTAGATATAAGCCTGACGACATTGTGAAGTACGGCGGCATAGTATATAGGTGCATTGAGGGTCATACAAGTGCTCAAAAAAATGATTTCAACAATCCTACCTATACCACCAACGGGCTTGGCACTGGAATAAATTTCACAGTGTATCGAAACCTCTCAATATATTATGTAAAATTTATTGACTCAGGCACTAACTTTGATGTTGGGGACACAATCACTGTGCAAGGATCTCAGTTGGGTGGATCAGGTGCTAATAATCTCACCATCACTGTAGATTCTGTGGAGACTGATGGAGCAATTTTAAGTTTTGTTAATTCAGGCACAGCATCCTCTAATATCGATGGTCTAGAAAAAGATATAGAAAAATTTGAGATTCTAATAGAAGGAATAGAATTCAAAGGAGATTTTGAAAGATACACCAGATACAAAAAAAATGACATTATCAGATACGGCAAATCAACTCTTTGGATTTGTCTAGGACAAGTGGATGACTCCACTGCTCCTGTGGATCTATTTGCGGCAGGGGCACAACTGGATGAAAGCAATTGGAGCGTATGGCTGCCTGGATTTGGATATGAAGCTCTTTGGGATGAATTAAACTATTATCAAGTAGGCGACGTGGTAATGTACGGTGGTTACAGCTATACGTGCACAGTCTCAAATATAAACATCCTACCCACTGTGATTGAGGACAGCTCGAGTGCCTGGAAACTGCTGGTCACAGGCTACAAATTACGTGGTGATTGGTTAGATGCTGCAGCAGGCTATGATTCTACCTTTGACAGCAGTCAAACCGATGGCAAGTATCAAACAGGAGATGTGGTACGTTCTGGTGGACATCTGTACATAGCTGTGAGAACCAACATCGGTGTTTTACCCCTGGAAACCAGTCCATATGATCCTGGAACAGATTCTCCACATCCTTGGCAATTATTGGTCACTGGAAAAAAATGGATAGGTCCTTGGTATGAAATTGATCCCATCACATCCTATGTAAGATATTATTATCCTGGTGATGTGGTAACTGTGGCCGGTACCACATTTGTTTGTGTGGAATATCATGCAGCAGATACTTCTGCAGCCAAACCAACCTTAGATCTCGAGAGCACAGCAGTAGGACCATTTTGGGAAAAGATATCTCAAGGCGGCAATCTAAATGTGTTAGAAAATATTGGAGACATCAAGGTGATGGGCACTGACAGTGTGGCTTTCGCATTGCCTTTAGGCAGCAGTGGAGAGACGCTGCAGGTCGATCCTGCCAACGCACTGCCCTACTGGAACGTCACCGAAGAATCTATAAAAGTATTCTATGTTTCACAGCAAGGACAAGATTCAGTGGTGAACGGCAAAACATTACAAACTCCTTTCAGGACGGTAAAATATGCCTGTGAATATATTCAAGCGGATCTAGCTGCTAGATCGCCTGCCACTATTTTTATCAAAACTGGCATATACGAAGAAATTTTACCTATCAAGGTGCCAAAAGACGTGGCATTGGTGGGAGATGAATTGAGAAGCACCATAATCAGACCAGCCAATGGCTATGAGACATCCAACATGTTTTTGGTGAACAACGGTTCTGGCATTAGAAACATGAGCTTGCAAGGACTGTCAGGCACCCTAGGAACGGCCAATCAATATTTCACAAAGAGACCCACAGCAGGTGCATATGTTTCTCTGGATCCAGGAACCGGACCAAGTGACAGCACAGTTTGGATCACCAACAAGTCACCCTATGTGCAAAATGTCAGCACCTTTGGTGATGGTTGTGTGGGCATGAAGGTGGATGGTAATCTGCACAATTCAGGCAACAGATCCATCGTGGCCAATGACTTCACACAAATACTATCGGGTGGCATAGGATATTGGTGTATGGGCGAAGGCAGATCAGAATTAGTTTCTGTGTTTACATATTATTGTCACATAGGATACTTGGCAGAGAATGGTGGCAAAGTGCGTGCTACCAACGGCAACAACTCCTATGGTGACTATGGTTCTGTGGCTGAAGGATTTTCTTTATCTGAGACTGCAATCACTTGTCAGGTTGACAATCAGATTGGAGAAGCTTTGGTGGATCAGATCTATAACGACGAAAATCAGATATTTAGTTTTGGATATTCACACACAGGTCAAGATTACACCAGCGCCACTGTGACCATAACAGGTTCTGGAGCAGGAGCGTCAGCTGCAATAAATTATGACAATACCAGACAGCAATCCATCAGTGAGTGCAGAGTGACCGACACAGGGGCTAGCGATATACAAGGCGGATCAGGATACACCAGCATCACAGGAAATTCCAGAGGTGGTGACAGCACATCATTGTTATTGGCCAACCAGTACGATCCAGAATATGAAAAAACTTGCTCAGAGACTGTGGCCAATCCAATCAACACTTTGACCGTGCAAAATATCACAGGCATGAGAGTTGGTGATCCCATTATATTTCCATCAAGTGGTATAGGCGGAATATTGCCAGACACAGTATACTATGTGACAGAGTTTGTGTCCAACAATACCATTAGGATAAGTGCCACAAAAGGTGGTTCTGCATTGTCACTCACTAATGCTGTTGTATCTACCTATTTCGTTTCAGCTTTGATAATAGGACAAAGAATTTTAATCACAGAAGGCACAGGCAGAGGACAATATGGAATCATTTCTTACTATGATCCTGATTTGAAAGAAGTAGACGTGAAAAGACAGGTTGACGGACAGCCGGGTTTTGAACATCTACTGGGAGGTTTGGCCATTGAACCTGTGTTGGATCAATCCACCAAGTACAGCATAGAACCTTTGATAGAATTTTCAGCACCTCCTTATGCAGTGAACAACATCACTCTGCCCATCACAGCCGCTTGGAGTGCTGTGGCATCAGCTAGATTAGGTGGAATCAATGTCACAGTGATCCTCAGCAATAGTGGAGGCTATTACACCAGCAACGGGATCGCTTGGTCAGCCTGCTCAGGATTACAAAGTGTGGCCTATCTTTACACAGCAAACAGCAGCACACATTTACTGGCCATATCCACAGCAGCTATCAGCACTACCACAAATGGAATTTCATGGACCACAGTCACAGCGCCAGCAGGATACGGCACTTTCACTTCTATATGTGCAGAACAAAACGTGTTTATCATCACTACTGATCAAGGATTTGTGTTGAGGTCTACAAACAACGGCACATCTTGGAGTGCCACATCGGTGACTGGTTGGGATGGATCCACACCAGCGCTCACACATTCAGCAGCTGGCGCAGGACTGTTTATTGTGTGCAACACTCTGGGACAATCATTTGAAAGTGCCGATTTGGGTATACAATGGAATTCAGGTGCCGACATTGGTGCCGAGTCATCAAACGTGACCAATCTAGTGTATGGCAACAATAGATTCGTGGCAGCATGTCAAGACAATCCATTCGATGGCAGCACAGTGACAAATAATTTTTATTACACACTGGCCAATCAAAGCACAGTGGCATCATCAACAGCAACAGTGTGGCAATCCAGTGAAGTGACTCCTTCAGCATTTCCCTACACAGTTGGCTATGCCCAAGGAGTTTTTGTGGCAATCACAGCTGAAGGAAACTTGGCCCAGAGTCAGGAAGGCAAACATTGGAAGGTGTTGGGCTCGCAAATCATCACCGACACTGGTAACTTTGTAAAGATTTCAGGAGGCACAGCAAACGGTCCTTTGTTTATACCTTTGCTGGACGCTGCCACAAATATCATACAAGTAGTGAGATATGGCGCAAAGGCCTTGGGAAGAGCCATGGTCACATCCTCGAGAATAACAAAAATACAGTTGATTGAACCAGGCAGCGGATACAGTGCAGGAGACCCTACTATCACTGTGACAGATAACGAATTTATTATCGCAGCAGTGTTCGATGTGAGAGTTAACAACGGCACCTTGGGGCAACCCACATTTTACAACAGAGGCACAGGATTTTTAAACGTATCGGCCACTGTGTCCGGTGACGGTCTTAGAGACCAATATCAGACAGGAAAATTTATAAATGTAAGAAATTTAACTTTGGAACCAGGACCTGGAGATAACGTTGTGTTTAACAATCAACCCAATACGATTTACAAGTTGTCCGATTTCACATTGATTAGCGGCACAGCGCCCAACATTGTTGCCACTCTACAGATTTCACCGAGCATGGGAGTGTATGAATCACCAGATCATTTATCACCTATTATTATTAGACAAAAATACAGTCAAATCAGACTGACTGGTCATGACTTCTTAGATATCGGCACTGGAAATAAATTCACTACCAATTATCCAGAACTTTATGTAAGCGGTTTCACTGCAGGCTATGAACCGTTGCAATTCAATGAGGTTGTTGAAAATGGAGGTGGACGTGTGTTCTACACCAGCACAGA